GCATTCTTAAAATTTTACGCAAAGCAACCCCGTCGACCCCGTAGCCCCCATGTATCGCTACACGGACGTGTCGATCAGCACCACTCAGTGATGCAACCATTTATCCAAACCAGTTTTCCTATAAGTGATATCCTAAACCAATACCCAGAAATATAGAGGCAATCTCACTACAAAACAAAAGCACCAACCTTAGCCACTTTCTCAATAACATCGACAGCCGTAGAAGCAAGTCTCACTGCTGTAGGCCAGGCGCTACTGACACGATCAATAAAGTCATATTCAGATACACCAGCAGCATCGATAGGACGACTAGGAGCAGTCCAACCAATAAGATTCATAGCAGCAGCTAACTTAACAGGACAAGAAGGTTCCGGAGGCTCATTTGAATCAAGCAGATACCCCGCAAGATTAGCTCTGGGTAAACCCTCGTAATTACACACAAATTCAACATCAAATGACGCTAAACTGACGGGACCATTAGTGCAAACAATCACAACAATGGGCCAGCCAGTTGAAGAAGCTGTACCTAGAGCACCAGATATAGCACCTCCCCACCATGGTTGACTAGTCGACCGGTAGGACCAAGCATCAGGAGATGTTGGGAAGAAACAAGTAACAATTTCATCCTCAGTAAGTGAAGCAAGTGGGGCTCGCAAAACCAGCGCATCCTCAGTCATGTCAGTGAGCGTGGTCGGTAAAATAGCAGACAAATTACCGCCTGCAGCCAATACCTTAGTATAATCAGGATAGACCACAGAGACACTCACCATACCAGACGCATCAGCGCCAGCTGTGTTAACAATACGGACTGCAGCATTAACTGGACGAACATTAGAAAATTCGTCACGTATAGAGCTCAGATCAGACAAAGGGTATGGGTTGATAGACCAAGCCCATGTGGTGGACGTTGCACCCACACCCAAAGTATACCAAGCACTTGGATCTAAAGAAAATGCTGTAGCCGAAACACCATTAGCATCACCAATATAAGTTTGTGCGCCATAAACACGAAAAGTTTTAGAACCAGTACAGTCAAAATCGGGATTCTTAACTCCAGCAGCTTCCATACAAAATGGGTCTAAGAGCCCCATTACATATCGCGGCATAGTGACTGAATTGCCACCAGCAAAAGAATACCGAGCCGTTCGGCCACGTCTAGCTGCGCGTCTTGGGTACGGACGAGCTTTAGGGTTATTTGATAACATATAACCCTCACGCCCTTGCATACCAACAGCGCGACTAACTTGAGGCATAGGATAGCTCTGCGTATTAACATTGCGGGAAGCAACAGCACGCGAGTTATTGGAACGAGCAGGCAGGCCGCTATTAATGCGGTTCAACCTCTGACGTTTCTTTCGATTAGTACGTGTGTTACCCATCGTGAGTTAATATAAAACCACAATTATCATCTCGGAGAGCGGATGATGTATACCTTGGGATCGGTATAGTGCTTTCGTAAGAAGTTTGTTCATCAGGTGTGACACCGAAGGCATAATAGAAACTCACGCGTGTGTCAGGGTGGATTATTTCACGACTACGATCCATACCGCGGGCCCAGTATCTCTCGGAATTATCTTCAAAAGAAGGATGATCCAAGGCCTGGACATCAAAGAGCATTGAGCGATAAAGAGTGTCATAAACAGGTATCCCACCCATCCAACGCAAGTTACATAAACCAATAGACGTCAACCAACGATAGAACAATTTTTCACTATTCACACCAAGTAGAGTAGTAGTATCTTTACTCCATGCATTCGGAAAATTACGCACCATGATGTAACCACTGGGTGTGTACACAGGGCGACACTGACAGAATTGTATATGTTCAATACGGTAGACAGGTTCCTCCGCTTTTATCTTGAAGCCCATCATACGAAACCAGGGCTCAATTAAGGCCATGAAACGGGCAAGATCGCGCCGTTCAAGAATGACAACTGCGTCATCACCCATATTTACGACCTCGGCATCAATGTCTAACTGGTGAAGATAGGTATAGAGCATTGAGGTGTCCCCCAATATCCCTATCAACGACGTATCCATGTCGCCAGAACAGAGACCATAGTCAACAACGTATTTAACAAAACCATTCGGACAACGCGCAAACCCATGTGTACGCAATTTCCAATCAAAGAGCCGATGGAATTCACGCCTATGGTACAAGGGTATAAATGGCGAAATGGCGGATTTAATCCATAAAAGTAAAGCCTTGGAAACATGTTGGTCATATCGCGAAGCATCAAGCGACACGGCCACAGGTTCACGAAAACGACTCCACTTCTCATAGATGACATTCCCCACTTCTTGAGCATTTAGCCCTTTCATCACCGTACGCCCTCCAAACACCTTGTCGATTGCGGCATAAATTACCTTCTCGATAGGTTTAATAAACCTACCATACTCCACGTGGAATCGTGAAGTACGCGGTTGTATTATACGAGGAGTCGGGTCAGGTTTGTTATGAATAGCCAATTTCTCAGCTTTAACGAAAGCGGAAATACGAACATCCCGAAAATTTAAATCAACCATATCGAGCGATTCAGCTGCATTTGCCATACGCTTACGCCGCCGGCCGACATACGAGTGGACGAATACATCCCTGGTCATCGGTTCAACAGCACTAGAATATTTACGCAAAGCAGTCTTAAAGCCATAGAGCATGGTATCAATAACCCCAAAATGGGGGACAGGAGGCCTTTTCCACTGTCCATCATCATTACAAAGCAAGACACGTTCCAAGATAGCACGAGCCGTAGTATGGATATCATTATTATGGACACGCCAGTTGGCAAATGGCGCGGTGTGGGTAAGAAAATGAACTTTCCTACACTTAAAATCTAGCCCAGAATCATACACATGGATGCGGGGATCATCGAGCGAAGACCTCGTACTAATACCCATGGCATGTCCTAGGCACCCCTATTCAAGAACAAAGGGTTCGGTGATACGCGAGAACCACCACCAGATATCACCACGATAACGTCTCATCCTACTACGAGCATAGCGCGTCATCAAGACTTCGCGCGACTCAAGATCGTATTCACTTGGAATAAACACATGTGAAACGACCCTATCGAGCCACTTTTCCATCTCGACAATGCGCATATTCTGACTACGCATCTCATCTCGAACCCAGCGTCGAACCATATTCTTATTGGCAACAGTAGGTAAAGGACAACCAAACTGTACTTTGGCAGAGCGAGCCAAATTTCCAATAAAATGCCGGTTAAACTTTTCCGTCACCGAACGACCATCAAGAGATGGTACACCGCCATGACCGAAAGTGCCGGATCCAAGACTTAATTTGTCGTCAGATCCATTATCCGAACCATTTTCAGAACCCATTACAGGTTCACCAGTGTTAGGGCAAGGAGCAATGGGATTCACCTCAGGATAGGTGTAATCCGCTCGAAGCTCCGAGTCCCCAGACGCATTAAGCGCGATCGTCTGCACCATCGCGTTCCTCTCCGCTTCCGGTTTCATCCACTCCTTCTGGTAGAACCACTTCACACTCTGGGCAATCAGACGTGCACTCAAACACCAACCAGCCGGTGGGAAAATACACCAACTGCTCAGGGTAATGGCCAGCGACCGTAAGGAAACCGGTGTAGGCTTGGACTGTTGAGATAGCGTCCGGATGACGGTGTACAAGATGGCAGCCGTAACAAGGAAACGGTTGCGACCTGATGACGACCGGAGTAGAAAAGAGAGCACCCATGAAGAGCGACTGGATGCCAAAAGGGAGAGCGGGAGGGGGAGGATGGCCTTCAATTGATCGAAGGTAGATGGGACGATGGGCTGTAATAGCCTCAAACCCTGGACCAATAGTTGTGAAATATTGGGGACGAGCTGGAGAGCTGACATACGGCATTGACTCAATTTATTAACGTTGGGAGTGACAACGGGAC